CACCTGTGCCTGCCCCAGCGGCACCAGCTGTTCCTATCCCACCGCCCGCAAAAGGAAAGGGCAAGGGAGGAGCTGCAGCTGGGGGGGCCCCGCCACGTGTTGGCCCCCCTGCCGCGCCGGTTTACCGGCCAACCCAAGCTGTTCGTGTTGTGGCCCCACGCCGGGACGCCACTGGGCTTCTCGAGTATAACCTCGAGCCCACTCCCGGACCCAACCAACAGCTTAAGAAAATCAAAACAACCAACGTAGTCGTCCCAAATCGACTGACTCGTTGGCTGATTCACCAAATTCAAAGCACGTTTGGGCAATCTAAGAACACGGTTGCCAACCAACAAGCGGTGCGCCGATTTGTCCTCAATCTAACGAAAGGGGTTATTTGCGGTGGTGAACAACAAAAAGCGGAAGCGGTCGAAAAGGCCTTATTTTTCGCAACTCTCCCGAGTCCTGCTGCTATCAGAGCCCAGCAGGCTTCGGATGATGCATCACACTTCACCTTCTTTGCCGATGCGCGATCTGAGATCGCCTATCATCGGGACGCCCCAACCTGTTAGGGGGGTCTAGTTAGGAGAACTGGGTTCGCGTGTCCCGTCATCAAGATTGACCCATCGGTATTCGAGGGCCAAACGCGAGGGGGCAAGCCTATCTGCTTACCCAGAACCACTCTTAACAGCAAAGTAGATCGGATGCCAAACACACACACCACCTACGAGTCATTGATGCCTTGCGCTCAGCTTGTAGTCCACGATAACACCGTAAATAACGGTTATCGTGCAGTAATGACCAGAGTCTTTTGTGTGAAAGACGCCAACAACCCTGGTAATTATCTTATTTGTCCTGAACCGGAGGAGGGGGCATATGTTAGATTCCGTGCACAGTCACGAAAGCTAGGTCAGAAAGTGCGCGTGCGCGCCCCAGTGCCACTGGAGGAAGTATCCTCCATGTATTGTGGAAGCAAACGTGTAGCGTATGATCGAGCGTATCAAACATTATGCCACACACCCCTTAACAAACGTGACTCCCTTGTACGATCATTCGTCAAGCGTGAGAAGCTAGTAGTAACTTCGGGTTTGGAGGCGCTGACTAAACCGGCAGCGCTTTCAACTAAGGATCCGCGCGTAATACATCCTAGGGATGTGCGGTACAATTGCCACATGGCAAGGTTCTTAAAACATAATGAACACAGAGTGTTCCAAGCCTTTAACGAGTTGTATGACACCGTGGGCCATGGAATACCTACCATTATGAAGGGCCTTAATGCCACGGACCAAGGTGCCGCAATCCACCAAGCGTGGGGTCGCTTTCGCGACCCTGTTGGAATTCGCACGGACTTCTCCAGATTCGACCAACATGTGTCGAGAGAAGCTCCC